GTAAGAAAAAGTTTTGGAGCAAGCATTGATTCAAAATAAAAATAAAAATCTCTTAACTGTAACGATACAGTTCCACCAGTTATATCTGCTTGTGGAAAACCTTCTGAATATAAAGTCTTAATTGGAACACTATAATCATCGCCACTAATATTTAAAAATGTTTCATAAAAATTAAATTTAATATTTTTTGTAACATATTTAGAAACAATACTATTTGTATTATTTTCATTGAATGCCTGGTCATCATCAAATATTGCAATATTTCCAGTAGATGCTAAAAGTTGTCCAACTGGTAAAGATGTAGATCCAAGATCAGATAATTGTTTTGTTACTTTATAGTTAATGGTTTTATTTGATATATTTGCAATCAATCTTGGTGACATTTCAATTAAATCAAATGTTGAATCAAACTTATTCATAGTATCAACAACAATTCTAACTCCTCGAATATACTGAAATTCACGATAAGTTGTAACATTATTTTTGATAAAATATTCTGGAGATGTAAAATCAGTAACAAAATTTGTTTCTTTAGTTAAATCTGAATTTGTTAATTTCCAACCATATTCAGGAGTAAAGGTTTCATAAGCCTTTGTAGTATTATTCCAAATATAATAAAGTCCTTTATCTGTTGATGATGTTACGAGTAAATAGGCATACCCATCAATTGATTTATTTGGTAACAATGTTACAGAGGATATTTTTTCAACATGAATAAATTTATCTTTGTATTCAATTGGAACAATTAGTCCATAAGATAATTCTACATACCCATCTTCACTAATTACTGGAAGTCCATTATCTCTTAAAGAGTTTGCATTAAATGTTTTTGCTGCTACCCATGAATTTCCAGATAAATATTCAATTCTCCAATTAATTGGAACTCGTTTATTTAAATTTCCATAAAGTGGGTCTGTAATGCTTGCAGTACTTGTTTTAAACGGACCTAAGTTTTTAGTTCCGACATGAGTCTGCATTTTAACTATAAGTCTATTAGCAGGAACATTTTCTTTATATACTACAAATGGTGATGCATCTTCAATTGGGTACTGGTTATTCTCAGACCTTGTTGATATACCTCGTTCTTTTGTAACATAATCTGTACTATTTTCTTTTTCTGTTCTATAAGATGTCCAATATTTAAATTGATCATCTCTAGATGCCATATAATATCTTGGTCTTTGTGCAAATGAACTAATACTACTAATTGAATTATCAACAAGTTCTTGATTTTCAATTAAGTTAGTATTAAAATTATGAAGGTACCGTCCTGGAATATAAAAGGCTTTATTGATTCCCGATCTTGGACGAAAAGGCTTAACGCAATCTTCTAGAGAATAGAACATATTATATTGATCTTTAGTTTTAGAAAATAACGATGGTAAGCCTTCATTGTCATATCCATTATCAACTACAATATCTGCATCTGTTGCTCCTGTATATAGATTTGCAATATCATCTTTATCAAATGACAATGATGCTTTTTTGTTATCTCTATTTCTATAATTACCTAATTTAAAAATATTATCTGGAACATTCATATTCCATTCTGCTAATATTGTTGCACGGGTTTCAATAGTTGAAGAAGTTTCTATATGGTTTTTTAATGTTGTATTTACAAACATTTAAACCTCTTCCAGTGATACCGTAATATCCCAAAGATCATGATTGCTCTGTCCACGTTTAGATACTGTATATGAAAAGTCAGAAACATAAACTTGAATAATCTGATTATATTGCTCTAAGTGTGTATATGGTGCTGAAGTTCCATCTTGTGTATAGTTATTAAATTTATCATAGGCTAGGAACATCCAAAATGGTCCCGTGTGGTTTTCATACCAATCTAACATTTCTACGCCTCCTGCACCCCCGTCAGCAGTGTATTCAGGGGACTGTGTAGTTATTCCAGCAGTATCTCCAGTTGTAGCCCAGTTTGGTATAGAAAAGTACGATCTTGATGGAAGGTTGTTCCAACTTACACTTAAAGTATTCTTATCAGCAATATGAAAAGACCTCATATTGCCATTAATCATTCTTTGTCTTTGTTCAATCCTTTGTGAACTAAATTGAAGTGGACTTCTATTATGATCTGATAATATTAGAAATTTATTTAGATTTTCAGTTTCTGTGGTGTATGCCCCTATTTCAAATCCTTCTGGTACATACATTCCATTTTCTAAAGTCCCTGGATTTTCTGACCAAAGAATTCCTTGTGGTCTAGCATAACGTTTTCTTCCAGTCATATATGCTGCGGTGGCCACTAGAGACTCCTAACTCTTTGATTATCAATTTGTTTAATTTGGTTAATAACGGTACGTGCAATATCATTTGGATTTGCATTGCTGCTAGAAACATTGACACTCAAATTATAATTATACAGGGTTTTGGAATTATTTGTGCTTGTTATACTGTTTGGAGAGTTAATACCTGCAAAATTTGGAGTAGCAGATCTTGGGGTTTTAAATGTTGGTGAATTAATTTCACTTAGTAAAGGTCCAAACTGTTGAGTTGCTTTTCTATTTACTACAAACTCTCCAGGAGTTAACATAGCAGGAACTGTATCGGTGCCTTTATTAAAACCACCATTAGCAAAATACTTAGGAACCATTCCACCCATTGCAAATTTAAATCCTGGAATTGCTCTTAGATAGTCAGGTAGAGCGGGGGCTTTTTTAGCAGGGGCTTTTTTAGGTGGTAAGTTATTAGTAACTGGAATAAAAGTACTTCCAATAGCAACATAACCTGTTGATGATCCAGATGAAGGTGTTGTGCCAACTGGTGGTGTGCCACCGCCCGTATTGCTACTTGATGGGTTAGGATCAACAATAACATTTCCAGACTTAATTCCAACTGCTGCAATTCTTGCAGCGTCCATTCTTTTTAAAAATGCGTCTAAATCATTATTAAGTTCTATAACAGTATCTTTTGCTGTTTTGGCGTCTCCATTTAAAACAGTAAAAATATTTTTTAAATATGCTTTTGCAGCCTCTGGGCCTAATGCTTCAACTGCAAGATTTATTGTTGAAATTGCTGCATCAATTTGATCCTTTGTTAATTTCATTTTTTCTTGAGTAAGTTTATCTAACTCAATTTTTTTAACTCTAATTTCATTTTCTATATCTACACGTCTTTGTTCTATGCTTTGATTTGATTTTTCTATTTCAGTTCTAGATCTTCCATCTGGAGCAGTTACACCCTTAATAGCATTTTCTTTTGCTTTTTGCAAAGCCTCCATTCTAGTTCTTGCATTTTGTGCAATCCTTGCTTCTCTATAGTCTTGCATTGCAGATGCTGCACTAGCCATATCTCCACTTGCAAAAGCAGCAGCAATTGACATTTTTTTAGAGGTTAATTCATTTTCTTTTTCTCTAAGTCTGTTAATTTCTTCAAGAGCAGTAATTTGTGTATCATAAGATTCATTAATCTTTTCTTCTTGTCGTGAGACTAATTCTAAAGCATAGTCATTATCTCCTTGCTGTATATTTAGCATAGTTTTTTCTTTAACGTATTCATTCTCAATCATTTTTTCTTGTAATTCAATATAAGCCCTTGCCATTTGAAGTTGTTTACTTTGAGATTCTGCTGCATCCATTTGTGCTGTTTTTGTAAATCTATTGTATTCAAACGTTGCTTGTGATAAACTTTTTTGACCCTTTTTTATTCTATCTAAATCTTCTTTAGCAATTTTTCCTTGTGTAATTGCTAAGGCAATAGCATCAGTAGTGACTACATTGTTTGCTTCTTGTTCACTAAAACCTTTTCGTCTTAAAATATTTATAGCATTTGTTCTGTTTTCCATTTCTTTTAATGCTTTTATCGTATCGTCATAGTTTGATCCAATTTCTGCAGAAATCATACCTGCTTGAAATTTTTGTTGAGTATCTTTGTCTATACCTGTTACTTTTCCTTTTTCTGTTTTTATTCCCATCTTCTTCATAAGTTTTGTATCTTGTAATTGTTCAGGAGTTAGATTTTTTACAAAGTCTAAATAATCTTCACTTATTTTGCCTTTACCAAGTTTTCTTAATCTACTAATAGTTCCATCAAAATCAATTGGAATCACTGGTTTTGTAGTGGTCATTACTTTCATTAATTCTTTAAAACCACCAGTTGCTTTTATTGTTGAATCATGAAATAGTTTAAGTTTTTTAAGCATGTCATCAAGTAAAGAGTTTCTGCCTTTTTCTGCTTCATCTGCTGCTGCTGCTTTTTGTTCGGATGCAAATGCTTCTTGTTGTTTTGTAACTTGTGTTGCTGCTGCTGCTGATGCACCTTCTGCTGCTTTGGCTTTTCCAGCAGCAGTACTTAATTGTGCTTCAATTGCACGTGCACTCATGCCAGTAGAGTTTAAATAACTACTTAGTGCTGCGACATCGCTCTGCATTGCTCCATAATTACTTAAAAAAGTTATTGTAAATATTTTTTGTTGATTTGGATCTAAAGTATTTAAATATTCCATTTGACCTTTTAATGCTTCTGTTTCATCAATTGAGAGCCCGTCAATTTTTGACAACACACTCATTGTTATTTTGCCTTTTGTTTTTTGAATTTGAGCAAAAATATTTTGAAGGTTTTCAGCCACTCCTGAATATTTTTCTAGGTATGTTGTTACAACTTCTAAATCTATTACAGTTCCTGTTTTGCCAATAGTTTTAAAGAACTCTATATTTTTTTGATTCTGCTCTGACCCACCCTCAGTCATTTTTAAAACTAGTGATTTTTGAACTTCTTTTAATGGTTCTCCAGATTTATTCATAAACATTGATGCAACTTGTGATGCTTCACTTGTTTGTGCTGGAGAAGAAACTAAAACGTTTAATAATTTCTGTGTTCCTTCTTTATCACCTTTAAATAAACTACTTAAATTCAAAATTTCTGTAGGACTTACATTTTTTCCTTTAAGTTGTAAATTTATTGCATATTGTTGTGACCTTGTTATTCCTTCAAACCCTTTAATTGATTCAACTGCTCCTCCAGCAATATCTTGCTCTGCCGTGCCTTTATATGCTGATATCGCTCCTTTTTCAGAAGTTCTTAAAAGTGATGTGGCTGTTTTTGAACTAGACATAAATACATCATCAAAGAATTTTATAGATTGTTGAGCAATTTCTTTATCTTTTTCAACTAAAATAAGTCTTTCTTTTGCACGTTTGGTTCTTAGTTCCTCTGCTTCAACAAGTTTATTTTTTATTTCTAATTGTTCAATTTCTTTTTGAGTTTGGGCATCAAAAGAATTTAAAAGTTCTTGGCTTTGTTGTATTGCAATTGACTGAAGTCCAACAGCAGTTCCTGTTGCTTTTGCAATAGCAGCACCATTAAACAAACCAAGTTTAGCATTTTTAGCATTTTGTACACTTGAAAGTGATGCTGCAACATTATCTCTTGCAGTATCAATAAGTTTGACCCTAATTCCAATTGGATCTGTAAGGGCATTTTCTCCATTAGGACCCATCAAACTTATTAACTTAGAGTTTACATTAATTCCAAAAGAATAATCATTAAGTTGTTTTCCTAATTCTGCAGCAATGCTTTGTGCTTGTGATGCCGTTAAAACACCACTTGCAATGGATGTTGCTAATTGTGAAGCAATACTATCTTGAGCATCAACTTTGCCACTTGTTTTTACACTGTTTGTAATTTCTTTAATTTTTTTCTGTCCCGTTTCACTTTGAACATATGATTGACCAAAGGTTGTTTTGCCTGGTTGAATTTCAAATCTAGAAAAACTGTTTGCCTTTCTTCTATTCATTAATTCTGTGCCAGTAACTTTATTAGTAAAAATTGCTAATTCATTTAAAGACTTTGAACTAGCCCCCATTGCTTCAGTTGTTTCCATTGTTTTTACTGCTAATGCTTCATTTTTCTTTTTTAAGATTACATATGCTGCTGCAACTCCTACTATTGCTGTTGTTATCGCTCCTATTGGAGTTGACATTAATTGTGGAGCCATGCCAAGTCCCATTGCAAGCATTGAGCCCCCCATATTTCCAGTCATTCCTAATCCCATTGATGCAGCCATTGAAAGCGCACCCGCTGGTCCAGCCATTTTTTGTACTTTAGGGAAGGGTGTTTTTGCTCTAGAAACAAGGCGTCCAGCAAATGAAGGTGATTTTTGTTTTCTTTGACTTGGACTTGTATAAAATCCAGTTGCAACGGCTGCTGCTTCTGCCCTTTGTCTTGCTGCCTGTGATCTTGCAGAATTTTGAGAAATTGCTATTTCAGAATTAGTTGCTGTTTTTCCACTTTTCCAAGAAGGATCATTATTTTTTGAAAATTTGTTTTGCATCTCTCTCATTTTTATTCTATGTTCTGCTTCATCTTGATCAAGTTCTGCTTGAAGTTGACGCATTGTTGGAGCAAGCATAGCATTACCAATTACTTTTCCTCCAGTTTTTACAACACCAAGAAATGCTTTGCCAATTGTTTTTCCAGTATTTTTTGAAACGGGATCTGAACCAATAGGAATGTCGTCATATGGACCTGGATCTCCAGTGCCACGTAAAACAAATCCGCCTTTATTAAGTCCTTGTAAAAATCCACGATTCTCTCTTGTTGATTTTTTATTTACAACAAATGATCCTTGACTCAACATCATTGGAACTGTATCTTTATTGCCTGTTCCTGGAACTATTGTTCCTTTAGAACGTTTTTGAATTTTTCCACCAGAATTAATATATTGTAGTGCTGGACCAATTTTTTGTGCTAGTGCACTATCTGCAATAAATTCTCCTGGAGTTAATAATGCTGGAACTGTTTCTGGTTCTCCATATCCGCCTGTTCCATTTGAACGTAGAACATAGCCGCCTTTTGCAACTGGAACAGGAAGGTTGTTTTTTGCCATCCATTTTGCTGTAATTGAATTTACAAATTTTCCTGCGCTATATGCTCCACTTCTATGCATCAATCCAGCAATTGCTCTCATAGATGTTACATTTCTTGTTTTTGCTCTATTTACTCTTTCTTCTTGCATTAATTGATTATGACCTTTACTAAATCTAAGTTTATGTGTTCCTTTACCTTTTGTTTTTTTAGTAACTTTGCCACTTTTGCCTGTCATATCTTTATCTGCAAGAACTATTCCTTGATTTACAATCTTTTGTTTTTCTCTTTCTAATCTTATTATTTCATCGGAATTTTTTGCTTTTTTTGCTGCTTTAATTTCTTCATCTAGTTCTGCAATACGATATCCACGAGCATGTTCTTCTTTTGCTTGTGTGGCTAATTCTCTAGCAATACCTAATGTACTGCTACCTTCTAAATACTTGTTTAGAAATTGTGTTCGTTTTTTTGCATAAATAGAATTTGGATTTTTGCGATCTTCAAATGTTTCTCCCTCTGCCATAGAGGTAGTTAATGCAAATCTATCTGCTTGCGCTTCAGCATATGCCTTTCTTGGATCTGACCTATTACCTTTTCCCAAAATTGCTTGAGCATCTGCTTGTAATTCTGCTAAAGCAATTCTTGCTGCTAATTGTTTATTTGCAATTTTATTTCTTTGTTCTTGATTTGGTGCTTTTGCATATTCATCATTTAATTCATCTATATAAGACAATAATTTATTATTTGTAGAGTGTGCATCGTCATAGGTAAGCGGGTATGGTTCTACTATTATTCCTGGATAAGACTCAGTAAACTGATTGTACCCTTGTGGAATAAAAGTTGTTACTCCAGAACTTACCCTATAGTTTTCAAATCTTGTTCCTGCTTTATGGTATAAAGGTATGTCTGCGGGATCTGCATAAAAATTTTCTTTATTTTGAGCAGTAAAATGTCCAGCAACCATTCCAGTAGTTCCTAGATTTGGTAGGCCAAAAGGATTGATAACATTTTGTGGAATAGTACCAAACTGCCTTTCAACAAACCCACCTTTATTTAATGCAGCAGCGTGAATTGCCTGAAACTTTGTCCAGTCAACTTGTGATCCAGCCTCTAGTCTGGCAATCATTGCCTCATATACTGGAAGTTCTTCTGGGGTTAAATTCATGCTTCCTATTTTGGTTTTTAATTTTGGTAAAATTGAATTAATTTCTTTTTTCATCAACCTGTCATATTCAACTGGAGACATTTGTTTTGCAATATCTGATGTTGATTGAGCAAAAAACTTTCTAGCCCCACCATTAACACCAAGAAGATTAATCATTGCTTGTTCTTCCATTGATGGCATTTGTTTTGCATATTCAGTTTTCATTCCTGATGCCCTGCTAAATACACCAGCAGGCCCTACGTCTGCTATAACATTTCCACCAATATTTCCTGGTGCCAAGTCTTTATCGCCACGTAGAGTTGAAGCAACTAATTGTTTGATTGTTTGCTCTTTAGTAAATTCTTGTGGTACGTTTGCAATTCTTGGATCGACCTTAGATTCTAAAGCAAAATACCTTCTATGTCCAGTTGGGTCATTTGGATCTGCAATCAAAGTTAATTTTTGTTGTGGAGAAACAAGACCATGAACATCTCTAGCAATTTCTGTTGCTCTCATTTCTGCTAATGCTGCTTTTTCACTTGGCATTGGTTTAACAAAAACCATATCTCCATTTGGTTTTTTATAAATGCCACCAACAGAAGAACTTGGGAAACTACGTCCAGTAGAAGGAGAAACTCTTTCACCAGGATTTGTAACTAGCATATTTCTTGCTCTAGGAGACTGATAGGTTTCGGTTGCTATTTTATCAAGTTCTAGTTGTCTTGTTTGTCTTTCTTGAGCCTTTTTTACATTTTGAGCAGGCATCCCAAGAAATGTTTGTTGTGCTTTTTGTTTTGCAACCGCAGCCTTAGCATATCCTATTGATCCTGGACGAAATTTTGGTAATGTTGGATCATATCTGGGTCCTCCCTTTACTTCTCCAGCCCAAGGATTTTGTATGTTTTTAAATGTGCCAGTTCCACCACCACGTAAAGCATATCCTCCACTATTTAATCCTTGTAATAATCCCCGATTTTCTTTTGCTGCTTTTTTATTTACAACAAATTCTCCAGGAGTAAGCATTGCTGGAACGGTATCAGTATTTCCAGTTCCTGGAACATCTCCTCCTTTATTAAATTTCTTTGGTCTAAATCCTGGTTTCATCATTCCTGGATTTGTTCTAGCAAAATTATTTGCTGCTACCATTCCTCTTTGATATGCTGCTGTTAATTGATTTGCAGCCTGCGCCTCTAATAAAAAGGTTTGTCGTAATCTAGAATGTGCTTGATCTAAAGATGCTGCGACTGTTGTTGCTTCAATTTGCTCTGATGTCATGTATTGGGTTTGATTTCCAAGAATCTTTGATTGTCCTCCAAGATTCATAAATCCTTTTCGCAACGTGACAAATAGTTTAATAATATTCGCCACTCCATTTGCAACTAAACCAAATGTCATTAACATTGCAGGACCGATAAGACCAACAACGCCAATAAATTTTACAATTCCACTTTTTACTCCATCACTAAGTCCATTAAATTTTTCAAGTATTTTACCAATAAACTCTACAATTGGAGTTACGGCCTTTAAAAATTGTTCTCCAATTGGTGCTAAGGTTACTTTAAGATCCTCCATTGTTTTCTTAAATTTTGTACCAGTTGCATCTTCTACTTTTTTAAGTTCTCGTTCAGATAGAATAGCAAGTTCTTCAACTGAATTTGATGCTAGATTAAGAGTTCTTGATGCCTGTGTTCCATCTTTTGTAATATTTTGAAATAATGTTGAAAGTCTTGAAAATTGAAACTTTCCAAATAATTGTTCAATTGCTCTTGCTCTATTCAAAGGATCTAGAGTATCCAATGCTTGTGCAAATTGAATAACGGTTGATTTAATATCTCCCTTGTTTGATTCAACTATTGCCTTAATGTTAACTCCGAAGTCTGCTAAAAATGCAGATGCTTTTTTACTTGGATTAATTAATGATGCAAGTCCAGACTTAAGTGCGTTAGCACCTTCTGATGCATTAATTCCGCCCTCTTTCATTGCAGTCATAAAGAATGCAAGATCTTCTACATCTCCTCCAAGTTGTCTAATGACTGGGGCAGCCTTTGGAATTGCAATAGTTAAATCTTCAATATTTAAAACTGTTTGGTTTTCTACAGCGTTAAGAAAATCAATTTTTCCTCTTAATTTATCTGCTTCAATTCCAAAAGCATTTGTTAATGATATTGTTGTTTCTAATGCCTGTTCTTGTTCAACTCCTCCAAGAACTGCAAGCCTTGTTGCTTCTGCAACTTGTGCCATTAAATCGGCACCCATTTTTCCTGTTGCTGCTGCATCTGCTGCAATTTGCATAGTTTTTTCAACAGCAACTCCATACTTAGTAAACTGTTTTGCTAATAATTCAACTTCTTTTAATGCTTTATTAGTTTCATCAGTAGTTGTAAACATTTCTCCATAAACACGTTTAAACCTAATGGCTTGTTTTTCTAATGCCATAAATGTTTTTCCTGCAGAAACTGCCAACATGCTGAGTGGAACTGTAAAACCAACCATGAGTTGGCGACCAGCCCATTGAGTATTTTTACCAAAATTTAAAAGATTAGTTGATCCTTGTTTTAATAACTGATTTAACAATTGTTGTTTTTGTGCTGCAAGAGCAGTTTTAGTAGCAAGGTTATCCATATCTAATGCAAGTGGTCTAATTGCTATTGATTTAATTGCCCCATTTGCATCTCTACCCATTTTGATATATTGGGTTTGCATTGTTTTAACACGTTCTTCAGCAACTTTTCCAATAGTTTCAAACTCTGTTTTGAATAATCTTCCGAAAGATTTAGTTGCACCACCAGCATATCTAAAATACTCACGAGTTGAAAATTTATTTCGCTCTAAAGAATCAGTAAAGGCATCGGTAGAACTTTTAATGTCTTTAATGCTTGCTTGAAATTTTCCAGTTGCATTTATACTATTGATAAGATTACTATTTAAATTCGCTTGAGCCCTTGCTGCTGCTTTATTCGTTGTTGCAATTGAATTATTGAACTGAGCAAGTTGTGCTTGAAGTGATTTTAATTGTGCAAGTGCTTGAGTGGCATCAAGGTTAACTTGAATATTAGATTGTACATCAGCCACTCATAACACCTCTTTTTGTTTACATATTTAGTAAAGAACCATCTGGAAGACTATTTCCAGATGCTGCCTCAACAATTTTATAAACTGTAGGCAAATCTAAATTTTCTTCAAGGGCTTTTAGGTCTTGTGATAATTCAGGCTTATACTGTTGCATTGCAATTTGAACACATTCCATAAGAATGTTCATTGATTTTTCGTTATCTTCTGCTACTGCTGCAATACCCTCAAACTTTTTCATAAAAGGACGGAGTAGTGAAATCTTTAACGGTCTAACTGAAACCTTTGTTCCATCAATAAGAACAACCACATTCTCATCATTTTTTGTTGCTGCTGTTGCCATTTACTTCTCCTTTTGTTAAGTTAGTTAATTATATCACAAATACATTTAATTTTTGGTTAAATCTTCGTATTCTAGCCCCATACCAATACCAAACCCAGCCTTTTGTGCATTGGCACCTTGTAATGCTAAAACATCATTTCCATCACTTGTTTGCCCTCTACTAAAAACCCTTGCCTTCATGTCTTCCCACTCTTTTTGTCCCCTGCCTTCTTGATTGTTTTTTTCTAAATCTACTCCTTGAATTGCTGCTAAAAACTTTTTTTCTTCATAATCTAAATCTCTTTTTGAAGAAAGAGTTTGCATTAGTTCTGGTATAGATAGAGACAATTCTAATTCTTCATAATTTTTCCATATACCTAAAGTAAAAACCTCTGCTTCTAATTTTGCTAAATCTAGATCAAACCATCCCTGTTCTTTTTCTTTTTCTTTTGATATTTCTTTAATTGGCGTTTCTTCTTCTTTAGTAGTTTCTGGTTTTATTTTAATTCCCGCAGCAATTTCAACAATGTCATACAGTGCATTAAGATCTACATGTTCTTCTAAATCTAAACATAAAATAGGATTATACTGTTTCATAGCAATTCTAGAGCATTCTAATAAAATTTCAATTGATTCATCATCATTTTTTGAATTTTCCATGCCAGTAAAAATGTCCATAAACTCTCTCATATACTTAATTTTTAATGGAGAGCATTCAAGGACCTGATCATTTAATAACATAATTTGAGAAGTTTTAAAAACTTTTGTAGCCATTAATTAATTTTAGCACAAAACAACAAAACCCACTCCCGTTATGAGAGTGGGTCATTGTTTATTTACTATTTATCAGGAACCATCAACCCATGTACGGTCAACAATCTTACCGTATGTTGCTGTTGAATCATCTGGAAGCATACGGAATGAAACTTCAAACATAGAAGCCTCTTCACGCTTTGCAGATACAGTTACAGACTCGATTGAAAGGGCACGATATCCAACGTAAACACGCTCAACAGAATCATTATCACAGTCTCCAGTTCCTGGACCAACTGCTACGATTCCACGCTCTACTGGACATTCGCCAATATTTCCTGCAGACAATTGAAGTGTACGGCCTGCTGAACTAGCCTTTGTACCTGTAAGATCTGCATCTTTTCCTGCTGTTGCAAGAAGTAAATTTTCTAATGTTGCTTCGGCAAAAGCGGTAGCAAGAGTTACTTGCATTCCCTGCTTGTATAGTTTAGCAACGTCAAGAACCTGATCTACGGCAACCTCGCCGAAATCTGGTGTGAAGGTCAATTCAAGACCATTCATTGTATAACCTACGTTTGTATAGTCTGGATCTGCTGAGAGAGTAGACTTAAATGACTCTGTTCCTACAAATGAAGGAATAGCAGTTCCACCTGTTGGTGTAAGTTTGTAGTCTGCAACGAAAAGGGCTGCAGCGCCTACAATAATGTTTGTGGACGTACCACGTGAATATGCTGGCATATTTAGTTCTCCTTTTAAGTTTTTTCTATATTAAATTTTGGCATTGTTAAATGCTTATGAATTAATTATAACAGCCTTTTAAGTGTAACTATGATCTGGATCGGTAATCTCAGTATTTGGTATTTTGGGCTGATTAACAACGTGATAGTCGTACTCAATAATAAACTTATTAAGCGTGAGCCCTCTAAGAGCAGATAACTCTGTTAAATCACGAACCTCTTCGAGTTGATAGACCTTCATATCATGAAAATATACGTTTCTATTAAGTGGAACAGCCAAGTCTGTTAGTGGATTGTCTCCATTTTGTTTTTTCATTGCCCACTTATTAAGATCTTCTGCTGCTGCATCTGATCTATCTAGTAACTGAGATAAGATAGTACTTACATCTAAAATTTTACTTGGAGTAGAATAAACATAATATAATAATTGTTCACACTTTAAAGGATAGAATCCACTTCGTCTAAACCTAAGTAGTCTATCATATTGAATTACAACATCTGGTTGTTGTGCAAGTGGAACACCTTCATCATCATATTGCGTAGGTATATCTATTCTATTCTTACTTAAGTCATCAATTGCTGTTGCATTAGATGGTATTGTTAAAACACTAAACCCATATTTATTAAGTTCTTGTTGAATATATGCATTTACCCAAACTGGTGGAAATGGAAGATCTAATATATCCTTATTTGGCATTTTACTCTATACCTACCTTTGCATTTGTAATCCAACGATACCCTGTTTCTACTCCTTTGGATTTACCATTTTTTGAACCAGATCTAATATTTTTTTTATATATTTCTGGTTTACTTAAGTACTGATAAATTCCAGATGCTCTTAAAAATGATTGTTTAAAATAGTTATTCATAAAATTATCAAATGTTTTTTCATATGATCCCTGCACCCAGTCTCCTCCTGGATTTGACACATTTACAGGATTTTTAGTAAATACCTGTTCTCCTCCAACATCAAAAGAAAGAACAGATGAGTTTCTTGGTTTAATGACTACTGGTTTTCCATTTTCCATAATTCTTGCTTTATTATAAAATGGAACCAAAGATCCTTGTTTGATTGAGGTAGATTGCCTAAAATCTGATTTAATTGAAAGTCCTAAATTACTAACAGTGTGATTAATTGTAAAAAGTCTTTGTGAAGCCATTCCTGTTTTGCCCCATTCATAAACATGGTGCATTGCTTGTGGGTCCATTCTTGCGTTTGTATCAATAAAAATCTTTAATGCTTCAATTGTATCTTTTCCTAGATTATCTAGAAAAACTGTTTTACCTTTTTCTGCCCCCTCTAGAAATCCAAAAGAGTAATCAACAATATTGTTCATTGTTTTCATAAATGCACGACTATCAAATTTTGCTTGCATTAGTCAGTTGCCCCTTGATTTTCTGTTCTTCGTAAAATTATTTTGTAATAATCAATATCTCCAAATGGATTAACTATTGGATCATATGTTGCAATTTCGTATAATGTGCCTTTACCAGATCTCTCTCCAGAAGTTTCTTGATAAATTAATGTGTCAGAACTGTTTCTTATATTTGTAATAAGAATATTTGTAATAGCAGCAGAGTCTTTTCCAGTTGAACTTCTAATGTCATTTTTTATTCTTCCAATAAGCATATTTTCATTTTTTGCATAAACCTTTGCCTTAATATCTTCTGCTAATGCAGTTCCACCTGGAGTAAAATTACCAACAATACTTTTATCAAAAACCCAAGTTTTTAAACCAGTGCCATACATATCTCTTTCAATTATTGGATAGTAAACATCTGCGATCATTGGATACATAAAGTCTGTTGCTTCGCATGACATTACAGGACACCAATTTTAACTCTTATATCTGCTATATACTTTGAAAGAATCTTATCAACTAAAAGATTTCCAGTTCCCTCTAATAATGTTTTATCAAACTGAAGTCTAAACTGATCTGTATTATAACTAGTGACATACCTCTTATAGTAATCTAATTTGCCACAACGTATATCTTCCATAAGCATTAATGTTGCTTCTTTGATATCAAGAGGTACTACTTTAAATCCCGTTTCTAAAACAAAAGTAAAGTCTGATTGATTATCAAAAGTATTTCCATAACCTATTGTACCCATCCAGTCTGACTGTGCAGTTGGTAAAAATAATGGGGCCTGTTCTGAACGATTATATTCTTCATCAAGCAATTCTTTAATAATTGCAGTTCCATTATCACTTAACTTAAAGGTTACGCCAAAAATTGCAGGCACTGCTAAACTGCTATCATACCAAAGAACGTTGTCTTTATATACCTTTAAAACCTTAGAACTTTTATAATTAATTGGGGCATAGTCAGTGCCTAAGCCAACATATTCAATTGTTTTTGGCTTATAATAAAAACCTTCTTCAAGAACTGCATCAATAATAGTTCTTGCTAAAAACTCTTGTTTTTTATATTCTGCAACTTCTGTTGCTGTAGACCCTAATGAGTTTGGATCTACATATGGACGATAAACCTCAAGACTATCTTGAACAACAATGTCTCCTCTATCCCCACTTCCATTTTCATATATGGTTAGAGTATAAGACCCATCATATTTTACATACTCATTATCTAGTGAATAGGAAATTTTTTTGTTAGCATTTGAGACCACTTCTTCTTCAATTTCTGTTAGGTCTGCACTTTCAATTACCAGCAAATAATCTGTATAAGCATCTGGAACATCATAAGAAATACTAATTGGGTATGGTGGGAGTCTTAGTACTTGCATGTTTATTTACCGTATCTTTTAGCAAGTTCTTCTGGGGTTGCTTCTCGTACTGCTTTATGTTTTAAATATTCTGGTAAAAATTTTGTTTTAACTATATTAAAACCTCTATCAATATGTCCAAAATCACCAAAGTACATATTCTTTTCAGCAAAGATAACTGACTTCTCTTCTTCTGTTTTTTTGGTTGTTTCTTTAACAACTGAAACATTTTTTTTATTTGTAGACATACACACTCCTCTGCTAATTATATCAGAATTTAATTAAAAAGGGCAGAAGAATTAACCTCTGCCCTAATTATTTTTTATAATTGATTATGAAGCAGCGATGTCCTTGTAGACAACTGCGTCTTCTTCTTCAATTTGAATACCGAAACGTACGAATACGGTATATTCAATGGTGTCTTTCTTTGGAACGTATTGACGATTAACGGTAATATCTCGTTGGAATCCCCAAATACGGTTCTGTGGGAAGGTTAGGTCAGCATAATCTGCTGGGTAGTAAGGAACTTCCATTACGTCAACGCCGAGTACACGAGTGGTACGGGCTCCTCCGAATGTCTGTCCATTACCATCAAGGTATGCTTGACGGTTTGCTAGTGTGCTTCCTGTGCGATCAGAGAATGCCTCTGAAATTGCATCAGCAAGTGTTCCGTTATTGCGAACAATGCTTTGGAAAACATCTGTACCTGCATAGAACTTAAGATTATTCTTAAGTGCACGGTACTTACGTGGCATGGCATTAATCATACCTTGCATAACGCTTGTTGTCCAGTTATCGCTTGTAACTGCTGGAAGAACTGCATCATGTGCATCTCCATTAGTAACAATCTTGTTCTTGAATCCTTGCATAATAGAAAGGAAGGCACCTGTTGCACCATCTCCGTTGATAGCCAAATCTTCGATATCATTACCGAATGCATTGGTCATCAAGCGAACTAGATGATCTTCAAGAGCAGCCCCTTCAATATTGTCTTCTAGACCTTCTGATGTAACTTCCCAATCAAGACGAATCTTTTTGGTTGTTAACTCTACCTTAGAGAAAGTAGCACCAGCGTTTGTATATGCACCGTCGCCTTGAGCAGCAGCACGAATTACACGCTCACCAACGTTAACTTTTTCAAGTTCCATTGTATTTGCTCGCATTGTAACTCTACGTCCATCCTTAGCAAGAACGGTTGCATCCCAAACATAGTCAATAAATTGACGAGCCTGTTCAGGGCGTAGAATTCCACTACCTGCTGCACCCGAAGGATTTACAGCATTAGGACCAGTTGTAACACCTGACAAAGCAGTAGGGATATTACCTAAAGTTCCACTGGAAGGAGTAGATACTCCACCGATACCACCAGATGCGAAACCTCCGTCTGCGTTGTACAAACCTGAGTCCGAAGCGCCACCACTACCTGGTTGATTTTTAATAATTTGTTCTGACATATTGTTCACCTCCAAGTGAATTGTTACTTAAATAAGTCGGCGTTTGTGAGGAAACGTCCGCCCCATACTGACTTTTGAACCATTTCTGGTTCCTGAACAATCTCACCGAGATCGCCAGACTTGCGGAAAGCGGTGTCTTGCTCTACAGCATCCACTCTCTTTCCAAACTCATTGTAAGAATCCTTAACTTCTTTAACCTCACCGGAAATGTTTTGGATTGACTTACTTAGATCAGCAATTTGAGCCTGTAGGTTTAGTACAGTCTCATCATTTAATGATTTAACCATTGCTGTTAGATCGCCAAAGGCATTAGCAAGAGTATTCTTGATTTCAGCAATTGCTTCAACTGCAGTATCGTCAGACTTAGCGATCTCTTCTGTTGTTTCAACAGTCTCAATAACTTCTTCTGATTTAACAATCTCAGTCTCAACAACTGCTTCATTTGTTTCAACTTCAACAGTTTCTGCAACTTCAGCATCTACGCTTTTAGTTACAACTGTATCAGTTGCCTCTGGTACGACCTCAACATTATCAACAACGTTTGTTGTCTCTTCTGTCATAGGACTTACCTCCTTTTGCATCTTAATTGCACTAATGCCTTTTGCACTATCAACTAAGAACTTTATCATTGTGTCTTTATCGGTATCAGACTTTTCAACAAAACCTATATTTTTCATTTGATTTCCATTTGTTGGACTTGTTTCGTGATCTTTATCTGAAATCATAACTAGACCAGACTCTTTATCCCAAAAAACATTTTCAACTGCTAAGTCTGCAATATCTCCCTTAATGACATTTACACCATTAACTTTTTCAATTGATACTACACTTGCAAATTGATTTGCTGGACTATCAACTAAAGATAGTTCAAAGAGATCATAATCTTTGATAACTCTAATTGGTTTGCTGACTTCTTCATCGAAACCATCATCCCACTTATTCATAATTCCACCAATCGAAAATGCTGAAAGAGTTCCATCTAATACCTTTTCCCATGTATTCTGGGCACCCTTTGATACATAGGCTGAAACAAAAACTCCTGAATAAAACTTCTTTGACTCTGGATCAAAGTACTTGTCTTCTTTGAATGAAACCATTTTTCCAACAGCAGATGGTTGATGCATTTCACGAATATTTCCTTTAAAATTAGAAAAAGCCTTCATGCTGGCTTCTGCTGTTACAATATCATTTTGTCTATCAAGATTATCTAGTGTCGCAAAACCTGATACAATTCTACGTTCTTGATCAATCTTTGAAATAGGCATGGACAATCTAAGGTTGTTACCCTCAGAATTCCAGTGCGCTTTATTGATAATCATATCCCTACCATTATATCAACTATTTTATTACTTTTTTTAAAAACTACTGAGAAGATCTTCCTTCTCCCTGTGCGTTTCTTCCAGATACAGTTGATGTACTATCAGAGTTATTATTTACTCTTTCTGCATCTCTTTCTCTATTCCCTGCTAAATTTGCTCTAGCGTCTGTTGCCTGTCTTGGACTCATTTCAAATGGAGTATCTCCATCTTTAATTTGTGGCAATCCTAGTTTTTCTCTTGCTTCATTTGGCATCATAACTTGAGTCTTAACATAACGCTCAAGAATTTGTGATTGTGAAATTTCATCTGTAAGTGTGAGTTCATTAAATTTAAGTTCAAGAATATCTGTTTTTTCACGAATAATCTTGCTAATAAGTTTTGCAATCTCATTCTGTGCAGGACGTGAAACCTGCTCTTTGAAAGTACGATCTTGTGCTAAAGCATTTGCAATTGATCCTGAATCGCCTCCACCTAATTTTGAAAGTGGAACTTGATGTGCAACTAAAATATCATTTCTGTTTTGTAGTCTATACTCTTTAAATGATCCTTCTTGAATGCCATTCTCAATTGGCTTCATCTCGAACTCAACCTTATTATTTTCACTATCTCCAGGAAGTGGAATATAAAGAGTTCTATGTGACTGACCTTTCAACCCAGTTTGCAAAAATCTAAACATTTTATCTTCTGCATCTGCACTTAATTTGGCACCCTTAAGAGTAATAATATATCTTGGCACTGCTTTATTCTCAAAATAATCAATATTATAATTTGATGCAAGTTGATCACCAAGAAGTGATGCTAGTGCTGAAATAATATCTGGAACTCCATAATATGTATTTAATGGAGAATATTGCTTAAAGTGAATAATTTCATTTGGTCTTGTGTCTGTTGTAATAGGGTTTGGATTTTTTGCACCAAAGTTTCTAAAGTATGTAACAGATGGCTGAATAATTTGAACATATCCATCATTTAATCTACGAACACGCATGGTTGTTGATGGAATATGACCAATATAACCAATTTCTCCTGTTACTTTACGACCAACTTCCATATAGCCATTTCCGGTTGCTTGCACATCAACATAAATTTTTTCCATAATT